AAGATGTACTCTTTAGTTATTACTGGGTTTAAATTATACATTTACTGTAGTTTGTAGACAAAAAAGGAGGCACGAAGCCTCCCTTTATAATGTCTGATTGAATGAATTACCAAGTATCTCCTGCAGTAGAAGTACTAGTATTTGAACTAATCTCTGCTTCGTTAGTTGGTTGAGCAGGAGTAATGTTGTCTCTGTACCCTACAACTAACTGCTGCGCAGAGTCTTGAGGTAAACAGAAAGGCTGTACAGGACGAGAAGGAAATTGTAAATACTTACCTTGCTTGTCATATACACACTTAATCTTGAACTTGTGTCCTTCATAAGAGTTACCAATCAACTCGATAAGGTTTTTACCAAGTTCATTCCATGTTGCACCACTAATTGCTACACGTTCTTTAGGAATAAATGCAGACAAAATGTGGTGTAGTACTTCACCTGTATTTCTAATCAAGTCAGCATGTAACTGCTCAGGTGTAGAAGACCAGCTTCTTCCTGCTGCAGCTGCATTCTTAGAAGACTCTTGTAGTCTTTCTAAACTTGTAACTTCCATTTGTGTATGTGTAAACTTAGCTCCTTCTTCGTCTTGGAAATAGAATCTAACAACGTTACCACCAGTTCCGTCTTGTCTAAGTGTGTCAAAAGTGACATCTACTAGTTGAACGTTCTCGTTGATACCCGGGCTCATTAGTTTATAACTAGGAGCACTTGTTTGTGTTTCTTGTAATTGATACATAATCGCTTTTTAAAATTAAAATTTGTTTTATTGTTATATTGACTACTAATATACAAAATAAACAGCAGAATCTTCTGTTATTTTATACTTGTTTTATATATATTCTTCCAATCGAAGGGTAGTATTTTACCTGCTAAATGAGGTAAACGTGTACCTGCTTCTATCTCGTCGGAAGCCTCAAAAGAAATGCTTAACACATTGTCTTCGTTTCTATATACAAAACCAATTGCATCTGACTTAGCCATAATGTAATTCTTTAGTTTACCTGAAAGATCTAAACTGCTTACGTTAACTTCTACTGAGTCCGTTCCGATGATTGTCTTCTTTCTGTGTCCTACAAGAATGATATGGTCGCTACAAGTTAATAAGGCGTCAATTAAACCCATAACTCTTGTACGCACTTGATTGTAACCGTCACCGAAAGGAAGCTTTGCAAAAGAATCTAAATTATTCTCTCTTGCAATGTCTTTCTCTATCCATGAGACTACGTTGTCAATTGTGTCTAGCGCAATATATTTATATCTATTAGGCTCTGCTTTAAGCGCACCTACTAGCTGTTTTAAATCTGATGTTGATCCTACCTCTACCTTTAAGGCATCGATATATTTACTACCTCGTTCTGTATCTATAATTAGACACCCTTCGAGTTTAGACAACATTGTTGTCTTACCTGCCTTTGATTGACCGAATATAGTCAGAAGGCTAGGATTTACTGTTTGTGATTTTACTACTGTCTTTGGTAATTCCATATAATTGATTTTAAAATAAAGTTGAACTGTAATCGTCAAACCTACCATGTGATAAATTATTCTTAAGACGCACTAGACCTGCTGTACCTGTTCTGTTCTTCAAACAGTGTAGGGCAACAAGATCAGTAGTAGGAAATCTCTTCTTACCATAGTGCTCTATGTTTAATAATATCGGCTGATGTAATACCATAACTACGTCAGCTGCATGATAGATTTGTTTTGAACCATGTATGTCTGTCTTGGTTGGATAATGCAGTGCAGGGTTAGTTGGATCTCTCCGTTCCTTACTCTCCATCTTGTCATTCATCTGACCAATAAGAATATTACATGTTTGAAATTCTTTTCTTACTTGGATAAACATTTTACCCAGCTCAGCAAGAGATTGTATTTCGTTTTCACCAGGGTTAGGGGTAACCAACAAGGTGTGATCTAATGAGATAACAATTTTAGAGTCTTTAAACTCTTTGCAAAAATCATTGATAGTTGCATAGATTCTATCCCTATTAGAGGGGGTCTCTACATAATAAACGTTTTCATTTTTCATCTTGGAGTACTCATTTCTGAGCTCTTCAAGTTCTTGTTCTGTCAAAGGGTTGTCAGATGAAACTAGTTTGCGGTAGTCTACTTTACCAAGCTGACTCATTTTACGAATCATCTCGTCCTTTGCATGCATCTCGAAAGAAAAATGTAGAACCTTCACATCTTGATTACCTAGATAATTAGATGTAAAGTCAGTGTGCAACATGTTGGTAAAGAATGACTTACCGTGACCTGATGCACCTGCTAGAAAATAGGTTTGACCAAAATGAAACCCACCGAGAAGCATAGTGTTTACTTTCTGCCAGCGTGTAGCTAAGAAAGGACGCTGACCTGTTGCACCCTCGTAGAGGAACTTGTCTGCTTCCTTAATAGCTTGTTCTGCTGTCTTTATCTGTAAACTAGTAAACTTTGTCGTTTGGAGATTCAAATCCATCTATATCTGTTTTCATTAATTGTTCTACTGTTTTCCATTGTTCTGTTTCTATCCACTTTTCCATGCCCATGTGTATCTGAGCATTGTTCTTTGCCCATTCTAAACATTCCATTACTTTAGTGTGTAGTGCACGTTTAGGTGCAATACTTTTCTTGTAAAAGGTCCGGGTTTTCATTGTTGCATTTCTACCAGGTAGTTTCTTACCGTTAATGTAAATCTGCAGGGGATAGGCTTCAAAGAATTCGTCATATGCTGTTGATATATCAGTGTTATAAAGCTCTTTGATAAACTTATTAGTAACACGATAGTTATCTGCCCATGAAGTATCACTACTTCCCTCGTTAATTAAATAACCCCGATCTTCTAAATCTTCTAGTTCTTTTAATTCAAAGCCACCATTCTCATGTACAAACTTGTACAAGGAAGCATAGTCATTTTCATAAATAATGTATAAGAATAGAAATTGTGTAGGACTTATCTTATGCTTGCATAAGTAATCTACGTACTGTTTCGGAGTGTTTAATAACATACTATATTACGTTTAAGTATTCTAGAGAAGCTTGACTCAAAGCCTCTTTGATTTCTTTAACTGAATTAACGTGAGTCGCGTTAATGGTTTTCTTCTGACGTTGACGTAGCCACTTTTCGTCTTGTGTATCTGCTATGTACAAGTTTATCATTAGACCAGTTTTACCTGGTGCCCAACGAATAGCTCTACCTGTACGCTGAAGATCTTGTCTTGATGTAGATGTACCACTGCATACTATTGCCATGGATACTCCTTGTATGTCAAAACCTTCGTCTAAGGCTCGAGCTGTTGATATAACCTTGATGTCGCTTCTTGGATCTTTGAAGTTCTCTATTGCCATTTGTTTAGCATAGGGTTTCATCTTAGAATGATAAGAAACTGCCCAGGGTTGCAACGTTTTTGTAAGCTCGTTAGCAAATTTTACGGTCTCTGAAAATGTGATCGTAGGGACATCAAAGGTATCAATTAATTCCTTCGCAGCCAAAAACTTAGAAGGATGGTTGTACAAAAATGTCTTACGATTACGCATGTTTTTAGACCACTGTATAGCAGCTGTCATGATACCATTTACATCATATCCTGTCTTTGCTGCATAGTGCTCTCTATACTCTTGAGATTTTAAACATTTCATTGCGGCTTGAAAATTAAAATCAAACCACTTGAAATACTTATTGAATCCGTCGTGTAGTTTTTCGTATGCGTATCTGTCTTTGTCATTAAGCTCAATAGCTAGGTTGTATACCTTAAAATTAGATACATAGCCCATAGCAAGCGCTTCTTTCATACTAATCGTGTCTACGACAGGACAGTATTGTTCTATAATATAGTGCTTCTTGTCACTACGCTCTAACGTAGCTGTAAGCCCTAATATGTAATGATAGTGAACGTTAGAAAATATAGTCTTGAACACATCAGAGGCATAGTTATGTACCTCGTCAAGAACTAATAGATCTACAGAGCTCATACCTTTAACACCGGTATTGATTACTTGGATCTTTACGTTCTTTAGTTCAAGGTTTGTAATTACCTCTTTCCACTGCTCAAATAAGTATCGGGTTGGAACTACAACTAATGTTGTATTATCAGGCAACTTCTTGTTCATGTCTTGTATAATAAGACACGCTACATAGGTCTTCCCAAAGCCTGTTACGGCTTCGAGAGTTCCTTTGTAACCTGACTGCTTCCAAACGTCAACTACACGTCTTTGACGTGCAAGTTTCTTTACGTCTATTTTCATAGGTTTATATAGTTTTTAAAATAATCATGCACCTTGTGGTAATCCTTGAATTCGTTCAATGGATGTGAACGCTTCAAAGCCTCAGTTACATTATTATATAGGTTCCATGAGTTAAAAGAGTCTGTATCCTCTTGCATAGCAAAATGCACAGAGTCAGAGATTTCATTCTTAACTACGGATGCTTGCGTAGGTGTTAGTATACTATCACGTACGTAAAGCTCTCCAAGAATGTGAGACACCTCTGTCATACCATCTAATCGATGCTCTCTAAAATCATTTATATCTTTGTTAATCTCTCCAAAGGTCTTTCTCAATGACCCTAGAGTGACATGTATCATCTGATCTAAGTGATCCATCACTTTAGAACGATGCACTTTAGCTGCTGTAGCCTCTCCTGATATCATACCATTCATACAAATCATTACTCTAGCACCACATGCAATTCCTACACGTCGTGTCTTGTTGTATGAGTTTATGATACCTATCATAGGCTTGACAGGTAAATTACTCTTAGTTGCAAGAGTATAATATGCAATAACAACATCGTTATTCATTGCACCTCTGTAACTAATATCTTCTACAGTCCAATTGTTACGAGCTATCTCTTTTTCGACACGCTCAAACAGTGTTTCGTGTGCTACAGGACCGTAAGTGTTTGTAGCTGATGGTACCGGCTGTGCTAGTACTGCATCTCTTGTTGTTTTAAATCCATTCATAATTACCAAATTTCAAATCCTCCTGATTGATAGCAAAACAGTGCAAACTGTAATACATTTTTCTCACTAAATGGATAACTACCAGCCCAGCTTTTCTGTGCCCATAAATCATCCCATTGTTGTTTGTAAGGCTCAGGATAGTTTACAGGAGCTATTCCATCATCACCTGTTGCTTCTACAACCTTTACATGTAGTTCTTTACGGCTTTCTTCTAGCTTTTCATTCTGTTCTTGTGCTAGATTAAACTCTATCATATGACTCTCTTCATGCTGTTTTGTATGACCGTTATCTATTAGTTTATGCAATTGCAATGCAAGCTCAATAGATGCCTCTTCACTTATTGTTGCACCACTGTTACTCATGCCTTCATCTTTCTGCTGGTCAGTTAAACAGGTAGTGTTTTCAATTACGTAATCCCACAAAGGACGCCACCACCATACATTGTTTCTAAAATAATGTCCTGGTACTTCTTCCTCGTAAGTTTCTAGATCAGCAAAGAACTTTTCTTTCTCTTCCTCTGTTGGTTCTGATGCCCAGTCTATCTCTGGTTTTACTATTTTCTTTGGATTGTGTGGTTTTAATCCGTATACGTCAAATCCCATATCTATATTGTTTTAAGTATTATATTAATTTCTGATTTCAATTTGATTGCTTTATCTATGTGCACACCCTTAACAGAGTTGTTGAGGTTTGTACACACAGTAAAAAGCATATTGTCTGAGCTTGTTATTTTTCCCATGCGTTTGATATGTTAGTGTCACTCTTTAACAATCCATTGTCTATAATATGTAGTGCTGCTTCTTCCATTGTCTTTTTCAAGATATCAGACCACTCTTCAGCAAACTCAACGCGTGCTACAGTGTCAATCTGATCATGTACAGTCATTACTAATCTGACAGGATAATTATTTTGTGCTATTACATCTCTTACTTTGATGAGTGCAAGCTTAGTCATATCGGCACCTGTGCCTTGAATAGGCGTGTTTTTAGATGCACGTTCGATAGATCCTAGAATAGAGAAATCTTTCTTGTTGTTCTCCCACTCTTCGAACCATCGTATTCTTCGGTAAGGCTTAAAAGTTCTTATGTAACCATTGTCTTTACCAAAGTTACCCAGTGTGGTAAGGAACTTTTTAATAGATGGAAACACTGTAAAGTATTTGTCTATCATTTCCTTTGCCTCTTCGGTTGTAATCTGCAGAGTATCAGCAAGTTTAAACTCTGACATGCCGTAAGCAAGACCAAAGTTAATAGCTTTCACAGCTGTACGTAGTCTTTTACGTTCCTTGTCATCACCCTCTGCATCACGCCACACCTGACCAAATATTAAGTCAGCACATATGGAGTGAAGGTCTTTTCCTTCTTTGAGTGCATCGAGCCAGACAGGATCTTGTGATCCATAGGCAATGATACATAGTTCTTGCGAAGCAAAATCGGATGATACAAACACCCACATGTTGTGTCCAGTTGTAAACGCATTTCTATACGAGTTGGAGGCAGGTATCTGTTGCATGTTAGGTTTAGACGAACTAACTCGACCTGTATTAAGTATCTGTTTGAAGTTAGTGTGGATTCGTCCATCGTTATGTAAATACTTATAGAAGTCAGGACCATAGGCGTTGTAAAGCTTTGCTTTTTCTTTATATTTAATATACTTACTAATGATAGGATGATCATCCGTATGCATTAGCAATAATTTACCATTAACACTCTCTAACAAAGGCACTACAGTTTGGAATAACTTCAACACTTGTGATGGTGAAGACCATAGTATATCTGTTTTACGTAGCTCTTAAACCGGTGTAAACATATCCATCTGTAAATAAGGTAGCTTATGCTTTACGAACAAT